ATGGGGAGGGTCGGGGGTGGGGTTCTTCTCCCCTCTCCATCGGCGTTCTTCCGATGGGGAGGGGTCGGGGGTGGGGTCTAGATCTCCGTCACAGGCCCGGTGATCTCCAGCGCCACATCGGTCTCCAGGATTCCCTCCACGGCCGCATCCGGGTCGAACTGGATCACATTCGCCGCGAACTGGTATCCCGTAGCGCCCGTGTCAGGCAGGACCACCTGGTAATTGCGTTGCTGGCGGTTGATCAGGTCGGCCGCCAGCCCAGCCGCAAAACTGTGCGACGTATCCTCAGGCAGGAAGTTGATCTTGAACGTGCATTGCCCGCCTTCCACCAGGATGGACTTGAATGTTTTCCATCCGCCAGGCGAAGAATGTGAAGTCGTCTCCTTCGTGGTGGCCTTCAATTTGAACGGCTTGATATCTTTCACCTCCGCCGTCGAAGAAAAGATTTCAGGCGTTCCGCCGTCGCCGCGTTTCAGGATCACTCCAAACGATGAAAATGCGCTCATGATTTTCTCCTTCATACTCCCCCTTCCCTTCCAGGGAAGGGGGCCGGGGGGTTAGGTTCTTCTCCCCTCTCCATCGACGTTCTTCCGATGGGGAGGGGTCGGGGGTGGGGTCACAATTGAATCACCGCGAACTTCACCGCGGCGTTTGAGGCCTCGATGTAAATCTTGCCGTCGGCCTGATTCCATCCCGGCTTCTTGAATCGGAAGGCCGCGATCTCGCCCGCGTCCACCGAATACGCGCTGATGTCGCCGGTGCGCTTGAACTCATCCGCGATGGATGTGAACGTCACGGTATACGCGCTCGCTCCCGTGTTGTGGACGATCACCAGGTCGTCGCCTGAAGGCGCAAACTGGTTCTTGTTCGCCACGTCCGCCGCCGTCTCCGCCAGGTCCAGCGCGTTCGCCGAAACAGGCAGCGTCGGATACGCGCCTACGACAACTTGCGGGGTAATGCTTGCTCTTGCCATGTCTCAATCTCCTTTTCTTCTTCTCACTCCCCTCTCCATTTTCGTTCTTGAAAATGGGGAGGGGCTGGGGGTGGGGTTTTACGCCCGATACACGATCGTGCATTCCTGCGTTCTCACAAACAATCCAGTCTCCTGGTTCCAGGCATCCTCGGGATCCCTGAAAAAAATACCGTTCATCGTAATGCTTCCATCCCCCAGTCCGCGCTTCCCGCTCAGTCCCTCGCGGATCGCCAGCGCCAGGTCGAGCGCGCCCTCGTACGTCTCGGCCACCGCCGATATCTGGAAGAACGCCTTCTGCACGCTCGACTCTCCGCTGTGCGTATACAGCGCCTCGCCAGGCACGCGTCGGTACGTCACAAAAGGCGTCGCGCCCCCCTGCGGCGCCGCCACTGGGAACACGCGCTCGACGATCAATGCCGCAACCGCCGCGATCTGCGTGATCTCGCTCGCCAGCGCGCTTTCCAGGCTCATCCCGTCTTCTCCTTGATAGCCGCCAGGTACACATTCCCGACCGCTTCCACGATCTCATTTGTGCGTTCCATTGCAGGTCGCAAAAATGGCTTGGCAGTCACGCCGCTCACCTTCTTGGGCGTTTTCCACAAGCCGCCAGATCGCATCGTCATATGTGGCTCAGTGTTGACCAGGTCTTGCCTTCCTATTTTCCTGAGATATTTTTTGAAAGCCCGGTCCTCTGCTGTGCCTTTGGCTTTATGCGCCTTCGTGCCAAATTCAAAGTAGCGGTAGAAAAATGCTAATTTCGATTTCAACGGCCCAACCGAAGCCACTGCCCGTGTGCCAGATTCAGCCTCGACATTGATCCCGATATGCGGACCAGGCGCGTTCGCAATCGCCGCTCTCTGCACCACGCGCCCGCCCGCCTCTGCCGCCTGCATAAATACAGACTGGCTGGCCGCCCCCACCGCGCGCAGTCGCCGCGTCACATCGTCCAGGTTGGGGAAGGTTGCCTTGATAGAGTCGCTCACTCGATCACCTCGAAACACATCAGGTGCATCTCCCTGCGCTCGCCCTTCTGGTCGAGCGCCGCCGTAATGTGATAGGTATGCCCATCCTCCACGCATCGCATTTCGGGATGGATGTCCTCGCGGTATCGGATGCGGAAACGCACCGTCACCTCGGCCTGCGCCTGTTGCGCCTCCAGGAACTCGCGCCCGCTCAACGGCTCCTTCGCCGCCCACACCTCCGCCACCAGCGCGTCGTACGCGGGGATTTCCTCGCCCGTGGAATTGCGAGTGATCGTTCCCTTGTCGTAGATCTTCACGCGATGGCGCAGCGGCCCGATATCCATTACGCGCGCTCCTCGGCCTCGGCGGGCTTCCGTTCCGCCTTGCGCTCGATGGGTTTGCGCTCCGCCGTCGCAGCGGCAGGCTTTGCCTCGGCGACCTCCTCGGCCTTCCCGATGGAGATCAGGTAATAGGCGGCAAAATCCTCCGCCTCGATCACGTCGCCCGGCTGTACAGGTTTTCCGGCCACATTGCCAACCGCAAGAATTTTGATTTTTTTCATCGTTCTCCTAAACTCCCCCTTCCCCGTAGGGAAGGGGGCCGGGGGGTTAGGTGGGTCAAAACCACACCGCGCGTTCGCTGATAAACATCTTCTTCACGCCCGCAGGCACGTCGCCCAGGTCGCGCGTCTCGTACCAATACGCCACCAGCGACAGGATCGCCGTCTTGATGCGCTCGGGTACGTCGGTGGCGGCGTCTCCATAGCCCGCCACGAACCGCGCCACGATCCCGCCCGAATCCGCCAATTCCTCGGACGGCGCGCTCTCGATCCAAACCTGGCCTGGCTGGTTGTTCGCATCCACCGTGTAATCGGCGGAGGAAAGCGTGTGTTGCGCACCGTCCGAATCCGTATATTTGATGGACGTAACGCTTTGCAGCGGCGGCCGCCAGAGCCTCAACACGCCATCCGACGGCCACACATCGAAGATCATCTCCAGCGTCTGCGTGATGAACGCCCGCCGCGCCAACGCCTCGCCCTTCTCGCGCGCCGCCGCGATCAGCGACGTGATCAGCGCGTCGTCCGCGCCGGTGTCCACGCGCAAAAACGACTTGGCCGTTTCCAGGGAAACAGGCTCGACGGTCGGGGGGGTGATCAGGCGCAGGGTCATCGCATTCCTTCAGACGTTGAGACCCCTGCCGCCGTCGGGGAAGGACCGACAACGGCAGGGAGACTCACAGGTTTACTCTTCGGCGGCCTCGGGCTGGACGGCCTTGCGGCCCGCCTTCGGCTTTTCGGCGGCCTCGGGCGCCGGGGACGGCGCCGAGTCGCTCATCGGCACGCGCTCGATCTCGCGCCAGCCTGCCTCCAGGTATTCCGGGAGTTGGTCAAGCGGGATACGCATCCGCCCGAAATCTTTTTCAACCACAGCGAATTCGGTAGTCATGGCAGAGCCTCCTAGCCGAGCAGGATGGCGGCGTGTTCGGACTTGAGCACCGAGACGCCCCAGCACAGCGAGACGTGGTAGACGTTCATGCGGAAGCCGGGATACACGGCGAATTCGAGCGCAATGCCCGTCACCGGATCGGTGATGGTCAGGCGGTCGAGCGCCATGTCGCCCTCTTCGGGCAGTTCGGGCAGGCGGGTGGCCAACAGGATGGCGTTGCGGCTGAAACCCCCATTGGGCGTGAAGT